GAAAATGGTGAGAAGTCTTATCAAATAGAAGGTGTTTTTGCACAAGCAGAAGCAAAGAATAGAAATGGTCGTATGTATCCAAAGCCTATTATGGAAAATGCGATCAACAAATATGTAAAAGAACAAGTTAAAACTGGACGCGCTGTAGGTGAGTTAAATCATCCAGACGGTCCAACTGTTAACTTGGATAAGGTATCCCATCGTATTACGGACCTCAAGTTTGAGGGAAATGATGTGATGGGTAAAGCACTTATATTAGACACTCCTATGGGTAAAGTTGTTAAGGGTTTACTTGATGGTGGTTGTCAACTAGGTGTTTCGACTCGTGGTATGGGAAGTCTTGAGAAACGTAATGGAATAATGGAAGTTAAGGATGATTTTATTCTTAACACCGTTGACATTGTTCAAGACCCAAGCGCACCTAATGCTTTCGTTAATGGAATAATGGAAGGTGTAGATTGGGTATGGGATAATGGAATGATTAAACCTCAAGAAATTGAAAAAATAGAGACTGAAATAAAAAGAACTCCATCAAAAGGTTTGCAAGAAGCGCAAATTCGTGGGTTTGAAAATTTCCTCTCGTTGCTGAAATAAAAAGGAGTCAAGTATGACTGATCAAACACAAGACCAGGAACTTGAGGTCCATGATGACAACGAAATTGTGGAATCTCACGAAGAAGTAACTGAAGCATCACTTTCAGATGATCCAGAAGGTGCGGAAGATGATTCCATACAATCTGTTCAGAAGGCGGCTCAAGTTACTAAAAAAGCATCCCCTCCTAAAACTAAGGCGGGTATGGTTAATGCTATGACTGATAAAGTGAATGGTATGAAAACCAAGACTGAAATCAAAGCAGCATATGAAAAAATGATGGGTGAAGAAATTGAAGTAGATATGGAAGAAGAAACAATGGTAGAAGATACTTCTACTGATGATTTGGAAGTCCTTATTTCTGCTGATGAATCTCTATCAGAAGACTTTAAAGCAAAAGCAAGTACAATTTTTGAGGCAGCACTTACTACAAGAGTTGCAACTAAAGTTCAAGAATTGGATGAAGCATTCGCAGAAAAAGTTACATCTCTGGAAGAGCAATACGCTACAGAGACTGAAGAAGCGATCAATGAAGCAAAGGGTGACCTTGTAGACAAGATTGATTCTTATTTAAACTACGTTGTTGAACAATGGATGGAAGAAAACTGTATTGCTGTAGAGCAAGGTATTCGCACTGAAATCGCTGAAGGCTTCATGGGTAAGTTGAAAGACTTGTTCACGGAATCTTACATTGAAGTTCCAGAAACCAAAGTTGACTTAGTAGACCAACTCGCTGAAGAAGTTCTAGAATTAGAAGAACTTTTGAATAAGCAAACCCAAACCAATGTTGATATGAACGAAACAATTTCTAATTTGAAGCGTTCTGCTATTATTGCAGAAGCATCATATGATCTTGCTAGTACTGAAGCATCAAAATTGGAAAAACTGGTTGAAGGCGTAGAATTTGAAAATGAAGATAATTTCAAATTTAAAGTTGACACCATCAAAGAGTCTTACTTCAATGGTACACCAGCAGTCGCACCTGCTGCTATCGTAGAAGAGACACTTACAGAAGAAACCCAAGAAGATACGGATGTAGATGTAAACGTATCAGATAGCATGGCTAAGTATGTCGCTGCTATTAAAGCAAGTAACTAAGGAGTATCCATTATGGAAATGAATTACAATCAACTGATTGAAAAATGGGCACCAGTTCTCAATGAAGAATCTGCTGGTTCCATTCAAGACAAGCACCGCAAAGCAGTTACTGCTGTTGTGCTTGAAAACCAAGAAATTGCTTTGCGTGAGCAAGCAACACAACAAGGTGGTTTCGGTCAACTGACAGAAGCAGCACCAGCAAACAACACAGCAAATGTTGCTAACTGGAACCCTGTACTTATTTCGTTGGTTCGCCGCGCAATGCCAAACATGATGGCATATGATGTATGTGGTGTTCAGCCAATGACAGGTCCAACTGGTCTGATTTTCGCAATGAAATCAACCTATGAAACCTCTCGTGGTGGGGCAAGTGCAAATGATGAAGCACTCTTTGGTGAAGCAGTAACTGCTTTCTCTGGAGATTCTGCTGCAAACATGGTAGCCGATGGTTCTGGTCTTTCTGGTGTAGCAGATTCAGGAACACCTGACTCAACTATTGACAATAACCGTAATGATCCTGCTGTTGGTACTGTTGGAATGTCGCTTGCAAATGGCGAAGCACTTGGAACATCTGGTGCAAGTGCATTTGCTGAAATGGGTTTCACCATTGAAAAAGCAACTGTATCTGCCAAAACACGCGCATTGAAAGCAGAATATTCGCTTGAACTCGCACAGGATTTGAAAGCAATTCATGGTCTGGACGCTGAAAGTGAACTCGCCAACATTCTTTCAACTGAAATCCTCGCGGAAATCAACCGCGAAGTTATTCGTACCATCAACTCACAAGCAAAAACTGGTGCATCCACTGGTAACACTTTGTTGAATGGTATTTTTGATCTTCAAACAGATGCTGATGGTCGTTGGAGCGTTGAGAAGTTTAAAGGTCTCATGGTTCAAATTGAGCGTGAAGCCAATAACATTGCCAAAGAAACTCGTAGAGGTCGCGGTAACTTCATCATCACATCTAGTGATGTTGCATCGTGCTTGGCAGCAACTGGTATGTTGGATTATGCTCCAGCAATGTCAACCAACTTGAATGTTGATGACACTGGTAACACATTTGCTGGTGTTCTTAACGGACGCACAAAAGTATATGTTGACCCATATGCCACTGTTGACTACATTACTGTAGGTTATAAAGGTACAAATGCATATGATGCTGGTATCTTCTATTGCCCATATGTACCTCTCACAATGGTTCGCGCCGTTGGTGAGAATGATTTCCAGCCAAAAATTGGTTTCAAAACTCGTTACGGCATGGTATCAAACCCATTTGTTGGTTCTTCGCCAGCAAACGGTCTTGCAACAAAACAAACAAACCAATACTACAGAATCTTCAGAGTGGACAACATTCTGGGTGCATAGTATTGCACAAGAAGGGCGAAACAACTAACGATTTCGCCCTCTATAAAACTTTTAAAGCAGTGCTACGGCACTGCTTTTTTTATGATAATTAGGAAGAAAATCCTTTCTTTACAGTTTTTCCATTATGGGGAGAAACATTCAAAGCCATTTCTTTTTGAAAATCCCGATAGGATTTATCATCTTCTTCAAGTGTTTGCAACCACTCATCAACAGTCGTATTTGAAGAAGGATATTCTTTCCATCCCACATTGTTTTCACAGAAAGCAGCCATTACGAAAGCAACTGCATCTTGCTCACGTTCAACGTCAGAAACAATATAAGTGTTTCCACCTTTGAACTTCCAGTAAGCATTACCACTTGAGAATTTTCCATCCTCACAATGTGCGCCATAATTTTCTAAAACTTGAGTGTGAACTACAAAAGTCATATGATTCTCTCTTTCTCTTTTGTTACAATTATAATTACTATAATTTTATAGGTATGTCAAGTATAAATATAGATATAATCGGATATAATTGGATATAATCAGATGGCAACAGTTACCACAAATATGAACTATCTTCAACCTACCAATTTTAAGGTAGTTATAAACCATAGCACATTTGGAAACCTTGAGTTCTTCGCTCAAAGAATTGTGCATCCCGGTGTAAGCGTTCAAGCACCAAGTGTACCATTCAAGAGAATTTCAAGCATTTCAATTCCAGGTGATACACTAACTTTTGAAGACTTGGCGATGGATATTTTAGTTGATGAGAATATGCAAACTTATATTGAAGTTTTTAACTTGTTGAGTTCTTTGGTTGAAACAAAATATAAATCTCCTATGGATAAAGCAGCATCTGTTTCTTCAACACAAGAATTAGACATAACTTTAACCATAACTAGTAGTCACAATAATGTTGTGAGGACGATTAGATATATTGATTGTGTTCCCACTAGCATTGGTACAGTGTTAATGGAAGCAACTTCCGAAACATCACCTGTAATTACCTTTCCAGTAAACTTTAAGATTGGATATTACGAGATAAAATAGACCTATATATTACTAATACATTATGGAGAATATGATTGCTTAACCTTGAAGAAATACTTGAACATTGGTCAAACGACTGTAATATTGATGAGCATAATCTAGATAAATCTAGTGTGGACATTGCGAAATTACATGCAAAATATTTGCAATTACTTTCAGTATATAAACTTCAAAAGAAACGGGCTGAGATGAATCAAAAAATTCTTCTCAAAGATAAGTGGCTATATTATAATGGTAAGATGACTGAAAACCAAATTATTGAAAAGAATTGGGAGTTTGACCCATTTGATGGTATGAAAATTATGAAGGGTGATATGAACTATTATTACGATTCTGATCCAGATATTCAGAAAAGTGAAGAAAAAATAATCTATTATAAGACATTGATTGAAACGCTACAAGAAATTGTAGAAACATTACGCTGGCGGCATCAAACAATAAGCAATATAATAAAGTGGAAGGTATATCAAAGCGGTGGATAAGATAGTAGTACAGAAGAAGAATGAATGTTCTCTTCTGTTAGGTTGTGATAATGGTATTATTCAAGAACTAAATGAATATTTTTCGTTTTTTGTTCCAGGATATAAGTATATGCCAAAATATAAATCAAAGATGTGGGATGGTAAGATAAAGATATTTAATGCTTTATCTCATGAATTGCCAGCAGGATTATTACATCAACTAAAAATATTCTCTAAAGAAAGAGGATATGAATTAGAATATGAAGATGGGGAGTACGGCCCACCAGAAGTTTTTAATAAAATAAATCCAAGAGAAATTATGGATTTTATTGAGAGTTTAAATTTGAGGAGTCGTGGAGAACCAATATCTATACGAAGTTATCAATTTGATGCTGTATGTTCTGCCATAAGAGAAAGAAGGTCTCTCTTATTATCACCAACTGGATCAGGTAAATCATTGATAATATATGTTTTGATGAGATGGTATATGGAAAATCATCACGATAATGTTTTGGTTATTGTTCCAACTACTTCTCTTGTTCAACAGATGTTTGCAGATTTTAGTGATTATTCTTCACATGATAATAGTGTTAATATAGAAAAGGATTGCCATTTTATTTACTCTGGTCAAGCAAAAAAAGGAATAAAAGAAAGAATAATTATATCAACTTGGCAATCTATTTACAAACTACCTGCACCATGGTTTTCAAATTTTGGTGTAATTTTTGGTGATGAATGTCATGGGTTTAAATCAAAATCTTTAACATCTATTATGAATAAAAGTAGAAACACTGCATATAGATTTGGAACTACTGGAACTTTAGATGGTACTGAAACTCACAAATTGGTTTTAGAAGGATTATTTGGAAAGGTAATAAAGGTAACTACTACTAAAAAACTACAAGACGATTCAACACTTGCGCCTCTTGAAATATATATGTTAAAATTGAAATATGATGAAGACGATTGTTTTCAAAACGTAGGAAACACCTATGCACAAGAAATTAATTGGATTGTTTTAAATGAAAAAAGAAATAAATTTATTCGCAATTTATCATTAGGTATGGATGGCAATACTCTAGTACTATTTCAATTTGTGGAAAAGCATGGTAAGGTTCTTTATGATTTAATATGCGATAAAAAAGAAGATAAGAGAAAAGTATTTTTTGTTTCTGGAGCAACGGAAGCGGCAGATAGAGAAGCCATTAGAAAAATTGTAGAAAGTCAAAAGGACGCAATCATTGTTGCATCTCTAGGAACCTTTAGTACTGGTATAAATATTAGAAACCTACACAATATAATATTTGCTTCACCAAGTAAATCTCAAATTAGAGTGCTGCAAAGTGTTGGTAGAGGATTGCGAAAAAGTGACGATGGAAGAATTACTAAATTATATGATGTGATAGACGATTTACGGCATAAAAAGAAAATGAATTATGCTTTACTTCATGGAGAAGAACGATTAAAAATATACAAAAAAGAACAGTTCAACTTTAAAAAATACGAGGTGAAATTATGAGTGCTAAAGATATTGAAAGAGTAAAACAAATAAAAATGTCATCAGGAGATGAAATACTTTGCGAAATAGTAGATATCACTGATGATGAACTTATAGTTCGTCACGCACTTCAGATTTGTAAAATTGAAATTGATGCGAACCGAAGTTACGGTATGCTTCGGCCTTGGATTTCATTCCAAGAAAAAACACAAGAACTTATTTCATTAAATGATATGCATATATTAGCCATAGCAGTACCAAGTGAGGATTTAATAAGTCAATTTGACAAAGCCATTACTAATAAAGTGGATGAGGATTTAGATGTTGAAACTTGGATGGAAAGGTTATATAATAAAAAGGAAGATTTAGAAGTTAAATTTCACGAAATGCTTGACAGCGATGAAAATATTATAAAATTTCCATCAGGTTATAAACATTGATTCCCCCCTATAAAGGATTCTCCTTATTATACACTTAACTTATGATTCTGTCAACCCCTAAAATAAAATAAGATAATTATGCTTTACATTACCGTCTATTTGTGGTATAATAGTAGGAATACAAGGAGTGAATTGAATGCCAAAGGCCAAAACAAAAAATACCCATTATGTAAATAATGCCGAATTTTCAGAAAAAATTGTAGAATATGTTAAAACTATAAATGAAGCAAGAGATAATAATGAAGAATTGCCTGTAGTTCCAAATTATTTAGCACTATGTTTTTTAAGAATTGCTGAAAATCTTTCTCATAAATCCAATTTTATTAGGTATACCTATCGTGAAGAAATGGTTATGGACGCAGTAGAGAATTGTTTAAAGGCAGTAGAAAATTATAATATTAATGCTGCTACTAGAAGTGGTAAACCAAACGCCTTTGCTTATTTTACTCAAATTATTTGGTATGCATTTCTAAGAAGAATTGCCAAAGAGAAAAAACAACAAGATATTAAAGAAAAATATATGTCTCAATCTGGTATAGAAGCGTTCCTTGTTACTGAAAATGGTGATGCTTCAACTGGTGTCGCGACACATTTCATTGATGTTCTCAAAGACCGAATTGACAAAGTAAAAGAATACGACACAGAAATAAAAGAATTTGGTAAGGCTGAGAAACAACAAAGGAAAAAAAGAACAGTTAATGTTGATTCCGATTTGAAAGACTTTTTAGAATGAAATTATTAATATTAAACGATACTCATACAGGTATAAGAAATGCTTCTGATATTTTTTTAGATAATGCGGCAAAATTTTATAAAGAAATATTATTTCCATATTGTGACAATCATAATATCAAGCAAATTTTGCATCTGGGAGATTATTACGATCATCGCAAGTTTATTAATTTTAGAGCATTGACACACAATCGCAAGAGTTTTCTAAACCCTATGCGAGAGCGTGGCATGACTATGGATATTATTC